TTGATTAGAGATAGTAGCTCTGTCGGTTCCACTCTTCAAATAGTTTTTCCAATATTCCAACCCTTCATCGTCACCTTCCTCAGTACCTAAATCTCTATCTAATAGGTTTTGGTATTGACTCTGTAGAAAAGCATCAGCTTGTGTATCAAATTCAGCTGAATTACGAATGCTAGTTGCTACGTCGTCACGAGAAGCACCTTGAGCAAGATCTTTTAACCAATAACTTTGACCTTCAGCTCCTAAGTCTCTATCTAAACCTGCTTGATATTGTTCATTTAACCATGCAATATTATCTTCTGTTTCACCTGCTTCTGAACTTGCCGAAATATTGTCTCTAATTTGATCAATGGTTTGATTGCCTGATTCCAGTTGATCTGTCCAGTACTTCAAACCCTCTTCGTCTGATTCTCTTTTTAACACATCTCCGTATAAACTTTCAACTTGACCTTCTAGATCAGAACGAGTCGGAGGTGGAGGAGGAGGAGTTGATGCCGCAGGTGCAGGTGAAGAATTGGAAGAGCTTCCAGAACTCTCAGAGATGGTAACGTTATTAGCTGCAATATTATTATTTAATGCTGTATCGTAAGCTTCGGCAGCATTGTAATTATCATTATTACTTGTTGTCGTTATTGGTTCACTTGCTTCATTAGCAGCTTTTGCCGCTTCGAAAGAAGCAGTATCAGCAACTCCCTCTGCAACTCCAGCAGCAGCTCGATCTTGGGCTTCTTGTGAAGCGTCGAAACTAGCGGTAACAGAAGCTGCATCAATAGCTCCAGATGCTAATTGTTCACTCCAATAAGCCTTACCTGCAGCATCAGGTGCTCTACCAAATTTTTCTTGGTATAAGTTATCTAGAAAGGCAGAAGTACTGGCTGCAGATGGCATTTAGAAGAATCCTCCTTGAGCTAATACGTGAACTACAGTTGCAGCACTAGGCACAGTTAATACAACATCTAAGCCAACGTAAAGCAAAGCTCCTGACGGAACATATAGTCCTGTGTTTTTCTTGTCGGTTTCACCAACCCCAGTAGTACCTCCAAGGTTTGGAACAGGAACAGTTAAAGGAGGTAAGGAAATATTTGTTCTATCCCCCATGTTGGTAGATGTAATACCTGCCGAAGCAACTGCGACTGTATTCGCTGTCGTAATGTTGGCGGCGATTGTAGCCGTACTTAGAAACGCTATAACATTAGAAGTTGTTGTAGTCGCTTCATTGCAAATAATTGATAAGCTATCAATCACAGCTCCGTCATTAGCGGAACAGTCAACTAGTAAGACACATCCTGCAGACGCGGGAGTGTTTAGATTAGTCGCTGTGCTTAAAGCCGCTGTCGCACCAAGTGTTGCGAATGAATGCAATGGTCTATCGACCAAAAGCGGCATCTTGTTTGAACTGCTGGTTGCCATTTAAAACCTCTTCTTAATTAATTTTATAGGCTTTTCATGCCTACATTCCAGGACCAGCAGGAGCCCATCCTTGATGACTTCCTGGTTCCCCAGCTGGAATGTCTCGCTGAGGCCCACTATTCATTAATCCTAGTGCAGTATTTAATCCTCTTGATTCTGTACTTCTAGGACTCGTTGGTTCACCAGAAAAAATAGGAACAGGAGGAGGATCAAAATATGAGCCTTTCATCTGAGGCTTACTAAAACCTTTGAATTTAATATTGCTCATACTACCCAAGCCTGTTATTAACCTTCGCTATGAAAGAATTAGTAAAGTCAGGCTGTGCTTGAACCTTTGCACCACCTTCAGATGTGAGCTGAGTCTTGTCTGCTGGATTAGGACTTGTTCCTTGGTTTACATTTTGAGCCATCTGTACTCCTTGGTTTTGAGGGCTCACCATTGCACTAGGTGGTTGAAACGCATCAATATCTGTAGATGCTGGTTTTTGATTACTATTATTTATTGCTGAAAAAGAAGAAGCTCGGTTCAGTCCAGCTCTTTGAGGATTGTTTCCAACTTCAAAACCAGCTTCACTAGCATTCATTGAGTAGTTGATACCTGTAGCTGCTACCTTTGCATTACTTTGGTTGACAGCAGTACTACCTGTCACTGGGTTGGCATCGTTATAACTATTTTTAATTTGTCCTAAATAAGAATCAATAGCACCTGCCCTATTCATTGTGCTTTTAGGATTCTGAGGTTTTCCCATAGAAGGAGGAGCTTGGTTCATTCCTAGCTCAGTTCCTATCTGATTGAATGCATCTATTGGCTTTTCTTCTTTCAATTCGTAGGGTTTCATTCCACCGTTTTGAGCCATCGCTCTTTTTTGGCTTGCCTTTGTATCCTTACCATTTAAGACAATAGGCTCCCATGACGCTCCAGGAAAATTACCAAATCCACTACCACTTACATTTTTAGCAGTGAATTCTGGAAATTGACCAGTAAAATTGTTGTTTGATTTTTTAGACATGAGTTACCTCCAGTTTTGTGATCCAACAGCTTGGGCTATCCTTGTGCCTACAGCAGTATCTGCTGGGCCTTTTACAGACATAATAAACTCTCCTCCAGATCTGTCGAACGCGTATCGACGAACCTCATCTCTACGATAATTAGCAACATATAAAGTTTCTGCCATTCGATCTACTTCTCTTAAGTAGATTTCCCTGTAATCCTTGTCAGCCTTGATAGGATCGGATTGATAAATAGCACGATCTGTGTCACCTGTAATCCGTTCTATTCTGCTGGGCTGCGGCTGAGTCTCAACCCTAAATACTTGTGATAGCTTATAAGCTTTGTCACAACGAGTTAAATGCTCGACAACACGAGTGTAAAAATAACTGTCAGGAATACGAGCCATCGCCTCTTCGAGACGAGCTATATCACCTGCAGGTAAATTTGCTCCGACGTTGTAGCCGAGGTGAAACCTGCAACGGCTCTTATCGTAGTCGTTTAATTCCAAGCGCTAAATAAAAGCCTTTCGTTCTATTCTAAGCAACGAAGATTAGATCATCCTTAATAACTTGATCCCAATCCACTCGAGAGATCTTTCTGAGTTGATCTAAGTTCTTAAACTTCTCACCGGGGAGAGACATTCTAAGCTCAAGAATTTTCTTAGCCGTGGCATATCCAATGCCTTTGACCGACTTAGCAATACCTTCAGCCGTGGCAACATTAATATTTAATCTTGTGTCAACTGGAATTGCACTTTCAGGAACAAGATCTTCATCCTTAGGTGTTTTAGCAGATTGAGGCTCTATCTTTTGATTTGTTCTTCCTTTGTTAGCTTCGTAAGAAACAAGATCGTCTAAAGCGACATACTGAACAACACCTGCAGAGTTTTTGACCATGGCCCAATCTTTATCATGGTGACCAATAAACTCTACAATTTGTCCGTTTTTTTGATTTTGATACAGCGACATGTCAATAAAAAAGGGCATCCTTTTGAGATGCCCATATTGTAGTGAGAAACCTGCTTTAGGTCTCAGTTACGTAAGGAACGAATGTTGCGTCAACATCTGCAACGTCATCATCAACGAAGTATGAAACTTCAACAATGATTGGAGTTCCACCAGCTGCTGTAGAAGATAAGTTACTACCTGCTGCATTGCCTGCTGCGTTACGAACATAAACCTTAAGGGTTTCTGATCCAGCTAAAACTGCTGCTGTAACTACACCTTTTTTAGCAGATGTAGGAGCAATAGTTGTGAGAGCAACTGCAACTGTTGGAGTAGAAACAACTGTTGTGCTGATTGTGTCAGCAGCGTCACCAGCTGCAGGCTTAACTGCAATGGTGTCAGTGTTAGTTCCTACAAGTCCAGATGTTGCACTACCAACTGCTCTGTCCTTTCTCATGTCAGGAACACGAATACCAACGTGGTATACGGCAGCGCCTGCAGGAAGAACTAAACCAGTGATATCTGCACGGACTTTGTCATCCGCTCTCATATCAGGACTAGGGATGGTCACATCAAATTCTGTGCCACCTGTGCCGTTTACTAGCGCATATCCAACCTTTTGGAAATACTGACGGCCTGGTACAGCCACGACTGGCTGACCTTGGTAACTACTGAGTTGGGTTACCCAGTTACCGGGATAAATCTTTTTAGCCATAATTGTTAGTTACCTCCTCAATATACGAATGAGTAAGCAACAGTTATGAAGTCCTTATTAAGGATTTCAAAACCAGCAAACAAGGACCAAATCATAATGATGAAGCGTGAAAAGTCATCATTATTGTTTAATAATATCTGGGCATTGTTTCCACCGATACCAACACCAACTGCCTGAGGTCCGAAGAACAACATTGGAGCAATTGTGTATGCAGCAGCACCAGCACCACCAGGGGCGTCAGCGATACTTGCACTAAGAGATTTTTCAGGTAAGTTGGTTGATTCGAACCATCTTACGCCTTCAAACAAAAATCCGGTTGGCATCACCGGCTGACCAGCTACAAAACCAGCTTGACCGTATGCTGGACCCATTCCTTGGAAGAAGTTAGCATTTGGAGCTTGCTCTGGAGACATAGGATTCACCATTCCGTTTCCGGCATAGCGAGCTATCTCACGGAAAGCGTCGTTTTGTCTCAAGTGCATCATCGCTGTTGGATCAGCGATACATCTGTAGTACCCGTCGCTAAAAGTTGGAACGTTACGCTTACGCATGTCTTTTACAACTTGCAGTAAGTCAGTCTTTACGTCGAACTTAGCTGATACTCCAGCACCGTATGTGTAGAAAGGAGCTGCTGCTGCTTTAGCACTTCCACCAGGGAAGAAATAGCCACCTTCACTTTCTGAAGCTGCGCCATTAGCTTCTGCTTTGAATAGCTCATCAGCAAAGACTCTGTCTCTCCAACGACGATAATCATCCAAAAGGGTCAAGGACCCAATACTCTGGTGAAAAACGTTGAGGTTACCAGTGTCTAGTAAAAGACGCTGTGCTGTAAGCAATGTCTCACGAGCAACCTTAAAGGTTGAAGGAGAAGTTGCATCGGTAGGATCTGCAGGACCTGTATACTCTTTTAGAGATACAAGTACTTTGTCCTTAACGATATTTCTGCTAGAAGCTGTACCTAGTGTCTGATCTGCTGTACGCTCTCTGGAATCCTTATTACCAGGACTTCCCCAAAAGCGGTAACGATCGAGCTGGACCGTTTGTCCGGGCTGTTTCGCGAAATCGTGTACTACTACAGGCTCTACAGCCATCTCGATTATATAACCGGGATGGGGCCTATAGAGCTCGGCCCCTAACAGTTTTGGAAAATCATTATCAATCCACATAGGGATCTATAACTCCGAAACTTATAGTGAATAAAAACACGACATTTATCGTGCTATTAACTACTATAAAGAATAAATATAGGGACAAACTTTGGAAGTTGTAGACGTTCGCGGATTGCTTGGACTTTTAATCTCAGATGGAAGCTTAGTCCCTTATCGCACTCCTGGAGGAGGTTATGTCCAATTAACTCTTACAGCAGGATCTTCTGAATCAGCTTTTCTTGAGGAGAAAGTAAAAGAATTCAAACAATTTATTCAAACTAAAGCTCAAATTGTTCCCTATAAAAC